CGGAAATCTCGTCCGTGTATTCGTGCCCGTCAACTTTAATAAGCCCTTTTTCAATAGCCCAATTCCCGCGAATAACATAAATCTTTTTATCGCGCTCTTTGTGTTCGCGGCGGTAGTTTTCATACCCAGCAGCGCGCCAGCGAGAATGCCAGCGGCCAGCGATTGCACCGCCATCGAGTGCAATGATGGTATTGAGCGCGCTGGTAAACTTCGCCCCTTGGTCAATCATCACGCGGCGTTCAGTAAATGGCAGTGATTTTAATACTTTCCTGATTTCTTGCTTTGTTTCAGCTTTGTCAATTGCGTTTGAGCCGCCAACGGGTATTGAGCTTGCCCAGCCTGCAAAGCGGCGAATTGTAGACGCTATCATTTCAGCGCGATTGAGCTTGATTAGATTCGCGCTTGCCATAATGCGCCGTTCTAATTCCAAGCGCAATTTCGGCTTTACTTTATTGATTGTGAACTGACTTACGCCGTTTTTTTTGAATAGCGCGCCATTCGTGATTTGAGCCGAATAAATGCCGTCCAGTTTGCGCGTCAAGTCCTCTTTCGTCACGCCTGTTTTAAGCGATATTGAATACGCGGCCTGCTCTAAAAGCGCTTGCCACTTGTCCACACGCGCTTGGCTGTCGAAGCCATAGCGCTCAAGGTCTGCAATTGCAGCGGTTAGGATTTCGTCGTAGGTCATTTTTTAAATCGTACTTTGATTGTGCGCGGCTGCGCGTCATGGCGCGGCGTATTGCCAAACATAGATTTTACGCATTATAATCCTCCATCTTGCCCGGCTATGCCCGGCGCATCCTTCTGTTCTTGCTTAGCTTGATAGTCAATCAGCTCGTTAATATCAAAATCAAGCGGGTTACTAAACATTGTTTTATTTGAATTAACATTGCTTGCCACCCATTCGATTAGGCGCGCTTTGTTGCTTGGGTCAAGATTCGGCGCAATAGCAGAAAAAATAGAAACAATCGCATCGAGTTTAACCTTTTCAACGTCTGATTTATCGCTCTCAGATTCTGACAGCAAGCTAGGCCATTCTGCGTGAAAGTCGTTCGCCCACTGGTAAAACGCTTCGGTGTAGCCGATCTTTGCGTATTCAGGGAATTGATTTTGAATGGTTGAGTAGAATTCCGGCGACCAAGCGCGACGCATCACAATGCGGTCAAAGTAATCAAATAGCGGCTGCATCTCTTCGCGCAGTGATGAGATGTAGAGCATCGTTTGCTTGTAATCCTCTGTCCCATTTGCAAGCGCGCTAGCGTAGCCATCAGACAGCAGTAATTGTGGCGGCATGTTAGCGCTTGATGCAATGTCCTCGATGATGTTTTTTCGTGCTTGATTCATCGCCGCGTCTGTGTTTTGCAGGTTGAGCGATTCGATACTTTCGTCAACGCCGATGTTGACGACATTACCATTCTGCGCGGTCTTTAAATCGTCTCGCTTTGCCTTGAGAAAGCCAGCTGTGAGGTTGTCTACAATCGAGCCGGGCTGTTTTATTTTAGCAATCAGCGCGCCGGCTTTGGTGGTGACTAAATCATTCGTCGCCATCGTGTTGATGTAGCTTTTCAGAGGGAATAATGGGCGCTGGAATATCGAGCGGCCAACATACCCAAAGGCCGAGCCGGTGAAGGATAAGTAAATCGGCGCTTCGTTCAGTACAACAATTGAGCGGCTTCGGTGATAGGCCTGACCGCTTGCCGTGACGATTCCGTTTGATTGTTGAAAATCAGGCGCGTTCGGGTCTTGACTTAATACCAATGATCCGGCGGTATTGAGCGGGTCCAGCGCGTTAAAATAAATCTTACCGCTGGCTAATTCTTCAGCTGGAATGGCGTCAGTCGTTGGGATACCTTCCACGCCGCAAACTATCGCCGAAACGCCATAGATGCGCTTTAAACGCATTGCATTAAAAATGTGATAGCCAGCCTTGGTCTTTTTCCATTCACGTTCAAAGGCATCTTTGATTTGTTCTTCGGGTGAGTTTGGAATTGATATTTTACGCGACTGACTCATCGCAATCGTGAGCGGCGAGTCAACCATCTTTGAAGCGAGCGGGTGAAATAGATAAAGCTGCTTACACAACTCGTAGCTGGCAGTAGCGCCCGGCTGAATTTCATCGCTCATTAAAAGGGATTGTAGCGTTGTGCCTAGGCTTGATCCGGTGATGTTTACATTTGCCATTTTTTACCTCGTCTAATATCCCGCGCTATCGCCCAAAGCAATCGCTATTCCGTAACTAAACGCGTCGGTCAGGTCATCCGCGCCGTTATCAATACCAATGCGGAATCCGCATACCTCGCTAATCAAATGATTGCGCGATTGACCTTTGAATGTTATCACTTTATTGTAAGCGTGTTTCGACAATTTAACCAAGCCGCGATACACATAGCCAGAAACGCTAATCGCTCGCTCGGACTTGCCCGCAGCGGTTAGCCTAGAATCAATTGCGTGCGCCGACCATCCTCTTCTAATCGCTTGTTGCAATAGGATTGTGCCGCTGGCCTTGTCCTCAATAAATGCACCGATTGAGCCGCTTCTAGCCTTCAGCTCGACGGCGTAAGCTTCGAGATTTCGGTATACGTTGGGCAACCACGTTTCAAGCAGGGCGCCCTCAATTTGCACCTTGTCATAATCCAAAATCACCAGCTTGTGCCCGCTGTGCTTCGAGACAGCCCAATAAACCACCGCCGTCCCGTCGTGCTGGCTGCCGGTTTTTGTGGCCGTGTCCAGTGTGACAAATACAGCATCACAGTGTTGCGTTGGCTCTACCGCCTCGCCGTTATCGAGCAGCGATTGCAAATTAAAAAACGCACTGCCCGACCAATCAACGAATTCAGCTAGATACTCTTGCTGATAAACCATCGGCGAATTATCGGTTTCAAGTTTTGCGATTTCAGTTCGGTCAAGAAACGGATTAGATGCAGTTGGCGCATGAAATTCTGTAAAGCCAAGCTCTGGCAAGTTGCAGATTTTCCAGAAAAAGTTTTCAGTGTTCGCGCCATTTGGCGTACTGGCGGCAATACAACAGCCGCCGAAGTCTAATAGCGTCGGTTTTATAGATTTTGTCCATATACTGTCCATATCGCCACCGGCGAACGCCACCTCGTCGAGCATTGTAATATGATATTTTCGGGACCGACCGGCACGGGGATTATTCAGCGTCCAAAAATCTAGGCGACCACCTGTTTTGAGCCGAATAACGCCTTCCATTTTCGATGATTGTTTAATCGCGATTGAGAGCGTATCCACAATCTCGTTATAGGTCTCACTGAGGATGCGGTAGTCGGGCGCGAAAATGCCCACGAATTGGCCGTGCAGCGCGGCATCGCAAGCGATTGCCGAAAGCAATGCGGTCTTTCCAAACCGTCTACCGCATCGCAAAGCAAAAAATCTGCTTCGCGCTTCGAACGCCGTCACCTGCCCGGCGTGCAGGGTGGGGAGCGTTATTTCTTCCAAGAGGGCAATCCTCCAATAATTTTATAACCATTTTCTACCTCTGCTGGCGGTAATTTCGCAGCGGCCTCGAGCAGTTTTAGCCCCTGGTAAGCGCCAGCGTTGGCGGCCTGAGCTGTTTTCATTACGTTGTTCAATCTCTCACTCTCACCCGCATCCTGCAAATTGTCAGGGTCGATTAATGCGGATTGCGCCGAATAAATCGCCATTAAATTGCGACTACCGAGCGCACCCGACACAGCGCTGGCGTTGAGATGAAATTGAATTTCGCTTAATTCTGTTTTGTGTTGCTCGAAAAGTTTCGCGTCAAATGGATGCGCAGATTGAATTCTCGATTCAATCATCACCGAGGTTTGAGCCATCGCCTTAATTTCTTTGGGAGGTATTCTGTTTTTGTCGCTTTTTATCCAATACTGAACGGTCGAATAAGGCTGCTTCAACTTTTTCGCAGCATCAATAATAGCCATTCCCTCAGCCACCATTTGCCGGGCCTGATCTTTGATCTTGTTGAGCTTGTCAATATTTTTTTTCGTTGCCATTTTTGAATAGTATCAAAAAAACGAAAAAAAAACGAACCCTAACGAAGAAAAACGAAAGCCGTTCAAAAGTATTTGATTTAAAAAAATAAAAACTCCTTGATTTTTAATGATAATTTAAAAACTAAAATCGCGCTAGCCGGTTAGCGCGATTTTTTCGGTATATTGACTAACAAACTTCATCGCCGCCCGCGCCATTTTTATATTATCAGCCGATTTTAACCAATCGAGCAAGACCACCGCAGAAGCTTTGATAGAAATAGCGTCAAAACGGCTTAAAGCGCGGCTAGAATGAATTTGTTTTAATTGGGTAAGTAAAGAGTCGCAATGCGTTTGATAATGGCCTTCCAGCCCCATTTCGTTGCATAGCATCGCCAAGCTTCCCAAATTTGCAATATGCTGGTCGTCGATAATGCCGGCATCGAGCGCAATCATCGAGCCGTGAAGCGTCATTTCGAATTCGGTCGATTTAATACCAAGCGGTTTGATTGCAAGGTGGTGACGTTTTCCGTGCCGTGGTTTTTTATTGCTTGCCATTTAACACCTCAACTAATTTATTTGCGTAATGCGCGGCTTTTTTTGCTTCTTGCAATTCGGCGTCTTTGTTACCGATCCGCATGACGTACTTGAGCAAATTTCCACGGTAGAAACCAATCTGCTGCTCAATCGGCCATGTGGCGACCACTTGCCATGGCTGAATATCCATTTTCACATAATGACTCCCGCCAGCTTGAACGTTATTTTCCATTTATCGCCATCCTCTCTTTGCATTTTGTTGGTGGTGCAATTATGCGACGCGATTTGTCGTCAGCTGTTGCGTTTAAATCACTGCCTAATCCGAATCTAAGCCCTTTTTTCGTGCAGCCAAAAATTGCAAAACCGCCAATTTGACGGCACGCGAAAAACTTGCACCCGTCGCAAATCATTTTAAAACTCTTAAAAACAATTTTGTCCCCACTTGTCCCCACGTTGTCCCCACATTAAGTTATTGATATATATATATATATAATAAAAAAAATAATAATATTATATATATACACCTTCTCTTTTTATAAACGTAAAAAAAGGAAGGTATATACCCCCCCCTGTTTTGTCCCCATTTCGCCAATTTCCCCATATAGAATATGGCGTTTGGGTGGGGACAAATGCTGTCCCCACGTTGCCACCACGTCAATCTTCATCTATAAATTTCAAAGTGCACCATGCTTTTCTTCGTGCGGAAATATCAACTAAATCTATGCTACCCGAAGATTTTAAACTTTGCAACACAAGCGTTTGCTGCCGATGGTCAACGCTATCAAATCTCCTTGATTCTTTCCCTAAATCACGCGCCGTGCAACCACGCGCCCCCGCGCGCTTAATTACCGTCAATACCTGTTTTTTGATTGCTTGGAAATCCGAATCACTGACACACTCAGAAAGGCGCTTGACGGTCTTTAGAGCATAGAATCTGACGTAATCTATCGCCCATTTAGCGTGACTAGCTAAAACCTCACTACACCCCTCAGACAGCGCGCAAATTAGACTAATGCGCATTGCCTGTTCCCGCGTCCGCCCAAACATTTCAGACAATCCCCCCTTTTCGTGTTCATCCATGAGTTTTATGCATTCATCCTCAAAAACATCAAAGAGCGCATAGGCGTTATCTGAAAATGGGATAACTCCCGGCTCATCCGGCATAGTCGGGTCCGTGGTGGTGGTTGTGATTAAATTCAGTGAGCCGGAATAATACTCAGCCCACTGAATAATTTCAGGTGGAACACCTTCGCTTTTTGTGCGCCGTGATTTTTGCCTTCCTAAATCGGACTCCACGATAATGAAACGGTTTAGAAATCCATCGCGGGCGGACTTGCTGCCGACAGAATCAAAAAAAGTTTCCGGCGTCGTCATTGCCAGCAAGCAAAGCGCAGGGCGCTTAACTTCACGCGATTGCATATTTTCAATATCTTTTTTTGACATTCCGGCGGTTGAGTAACCCTTTGGCCTGACTGTTCCGTCACATCTCCCCCATACCTCCATAAGCATTGTAAGCGCCTCTTTTGCCATGGAGTTATTTTGCAGGCTGGCACTTTCAAGCAGCTTGCCAAACTCATCAATCACACCTAAATGCGTTGGCTTTAGGTGTAATTGCGACAAAACACCCGCCGCGCTTGTATATCCTGCGCTACCGATTAAATGCGATAATTCGCACTCTTCGAGCAACTTTTCAACAGCATATTTTGCGTGCTCTTTTCCGCTTGCTGACTTACCGATATTGAGAAAAAACAAAGATGCGAAATTGTTATTGTCAGTTTTGTATCGCCGCCCAAGCACTGTAGAGCAAAAAACAAGCGCGGCTTGCACGTCAAATTGTGGCTGTGATTTTTGACTAGTTACGCCAACCCAATGCGTAATTTTCCCCAAAATTCCGCTAGGGCTTAAAAGATGCGCAGGCGTTTTAATGTCCGAATTTTCTACCACTTCCGCAATGCGCGCCTGAATTTTAGCCTGCTTGCCAGCCTCCAAACTGGCGATAATCGCTTCGCCTTCGCCGATGCGCGGGTCAATATAGCCATTCATGTCAGCAAGTTTATAAATCGTTTCGATTGTCACCGGATTTTTAGTCAAAAACTTTTTAGCGGAAAAATTACGCCATTCGCGCTCAACCGCTTTAGCGTCATAATTTTCTGCACTTGACGACCACCACCCCCACCATGGAAGCCCGATATCCTGAGCTGAATAATTGAGCGCCATGCCGACAGTAATCCACGTCTGATAATCGGCGGATGGTATTGCAGATAAAATATCTGCTATGTCATCCGGCAAATTGTCATCATTTTTTGGCTTTTCGATTGCGTTCGAAACCTGTTTTTTTTGCCGGATTAAATCAATCCACCATCCCGGCGCATCCGCCAATTCCGCCCCGTCCAGCGGGTCGCCTGATGCCTCCCACTCATACCGACGCCCTGACTTGTGCAAAGAAGGCGGCGCGATGATATAGCCACCATCGGCGCGGCTATCGACGCCCTCAATTCCGCCTGTTTTTGTGTTGGTAATGTACTGAAAATCGTCATCAGGCCGCTTGTAAATAATATGCCGCCCGCCGCTGCCCGTTATTTGTTCAACGCTATCAACAATGGCATTTGCAGGTATCGCCTCAGGGTCGTCAATATCTATGACAACAATACCGCTTTTTAATCCAGTGGCGATGCCGATATTGGCATCCGGGTGTACTCCCCACCATTGGCGAATGGTCGCATCATCTAAAGACGCGCCGTTATGGCCGTTTGGAACAAGTGACGCAAGCGGATGCTTCCCAGTTTGCTTGCAATCCGACCGCTTACAAGAGCAAGCACCGCGAACGATGGTGTGACATGGAAAAACGTACCAACCAAGCGCGGCATATTTCAGAGCGTAATCAAGCGGTTTCATTTTTCCCACTCTCTAAATAATCGCTCAACTTTTGAGCCGTGCGCAGGCTGATATTATCCTGCCCTTTTGACAGCTTGCGGATCGCTGAATATGCCACGCCAACTTGGCGCGCAACCTCTTTTTTATTACGATCTTGTAGCGCTTTTTTAATTTGCCCGATGGTCATCATTTTTGTTTTTCCTCTTTGGTTTAATATGTTCGCAATATAACACAAAAATAATTAAAAAAAGTGTTGCTTTTTATTTTTTAATGATTATAGTGTACTCACTCGCTAGGCAATGTCGCCGAACCGAAGACAAGGAGAAACAAAATGATCGCCAATTACTCATCATCAGTATGCACCCCAGCCGGTTACCTAACCGCACTGGCCGCTTATGAGTCCGCCAAGGTTTCACTTGACGCGGCGGAAAAAGAGTTGACCGACTCATTTAAATTTAAGGCCGAGGGCGCAACCAGTTTTGAGGTTGATGGCTATAAATTGACCATCACAGGCCGTATCAACCGAAAAATCGACGGTAAACTCTGGGAAATGATTAAAGCACAAATACCAGAAGTGCTTCACCCGGTACGCTACAAGCCAGAAATTGATTTAAAGGGAGTTCGTTATTTGCAGGAAAACAACGAGAAAATGTACGCAATTTTCAGCGAATGCTTGACTGCCACCCCCGGCAAACCGTCCGTTTCAGTAACCAAAAAAGGAGAATAACATGGCATTTGATCTAAAAAGCATCACCAAAGGCAAGGCGATTAAAGCGCCACGCATCCTTCTGTACGCAGGGCACGGCATTGGGAAAAGTACTTTTGCCGCAAGCGCGCCGTCACCAATCTTTATTCAGACTGAGGACGGACTTGGAAATATCGACACCTCCAGCTTCCCCTTGGCAGATGATAGCAAGTCAGTCATGAGCGCAATCCAAACGCTATATGAAGAAAAGCATGACTTTCAAACCGTGGTATTAGATAGCGCCGACTGGCTGGAAAATATCATGCTTCAAGAAATTGAAGCACGTCACGATGCGAAAGACTTGGCGTATGGCAAATCAGCGATGCTACTCGCTGACCAATGGCGCAACGTTCTTGAGGGGTTGAACGCGCTTCGAAATGAGCGAGGTATGGCTGTTGTTATTGTTGCGCACCAAGAAATCAAGCGATTCGAATCGCCTGTTTCTGAGCCCTACGATAGATATCAACCCAAGTTACAAACCCGCAGCAGCGCAGTTGTACAAGAGTGGGCGGATTGCGTTTTTTTCGCCAATTACAAAACAATCATTAAAAAAACGGAAGGGGAAGGATTTACCAAGGATCACGTGCGCGGAATTTCAACAGGCGAACGCATTTTATTCACCCAAGAGCAGCCGAGTCATTTAGCAAAAAACAGATTTAACCTGCCCGCAGAATTAAAATTCTCGTGGGACGCATTCACTAACGCAATAAAATAAGGAGGATTAAAACATGAACGGAAATCTATCATCATTAGCTTTTGACGCAAACACAGTTGAACCAGCGTCATCTTTCGACCCACTACCAGCGGGCAATTACAACGTCATCATCACCGAATCCGAGGTGAGAGACACCAAAAACGGCACTGGGCAATATATCAGCCTGAAAATGATGGTGTTTGACGGTGAATTCATGGATCGCGTTTTGTTCTCGAATATCAATTTCAAGAATGCAAACGAGACTACGCAGAAAATCGGCAAGCAACAATTGAGCGCACTTTGCCGCTCGGTCGGCGTATTGACACCGAAAGATAGCAGCGACCTGCACGAAAAACCGATTACGGTAAAGGTTGCAATTCGACCAGCGAAAGATGGATATGACGCGCAGAACGAAGTTAAGTCATTTTTAGCGTATGGTGAAAAAGCAGTCGCACCCGCCGCGCCAATCGTTCAATCCGCACCCGCCAAGCCTTGGGAGCGTGCCAAAAAATGATAGCCAAGCGTATTTTTGACCAATACGCCGCCACACAGGAAGATAGCCGACGCCCACACCTTGGGGCTTCGGTTGTCGGCCAGCCGTGCGCCCGCGCTATCTGGTATTCGTTCCGTTGGGTGAAACAAATTAAACATTCAGGGCGATTACTCAGAATATTTGAAACAGGCAAGCGCGAGGAGCCTCGCGTTTATGCCAACCTTGCCGCCATTGGCGTAGTAGTAGAAAACACACAGGCAGGATTTGCCACGCTTGGCGGACACTTCGCGGGAAGCTGCGACGGGATAATTAACGGCGATACGCTACTGGAGATTAAAACCCACAACAGCAAGTCGTTTAACAAGCTGGAAAAGGATGGACTACCCGCTACGCATACCGCGCAGATGCAAATTTACATGCACATGCTCAAGCTCAAAAAAGGGTTGTATTTTGCCGTTAACAAAGAAACGGACGAGATATTCACTGCGGATATTATTGCCGACGAAAAATGGGCTTTACGACTACTAGAGAAAGCCCACGCCATCATCTACACCGACGCACCACCGCAAAAAATCAGTGGGGACCCTGCATTTTTTATCTGCAAAATGTGCAATTATCGAGAAGTGTGCAAAGGAGATATTAAGCCAGAGCGTAATTGCCGAACCTGCGCTCACAGCACAGTGGCCGTGGGATGGGAATGCACGAAACTTGATGACGCAATACCTGATGCCATTCAGCGTGTCGGATGCAGCCAGCACCGCTATTTGCCGCCGCTAATTGGCGGGGTCGATGACGTGCAGGGCGATGATATTATTTATAAAAATGGGTGGATGGATTGTGGGAGTTTAGTTACGTGGAACGATGGGTTAGGCATTTTAACAACAACGAAGGGGTAAAACATGGAAGATGATATGTTAGATGAAATACGGCGAGGGTTTCGGATGCTGGCGAACGCCATCACCCCGGCTGGAGTTATGGCGGGAATCGATGCTACAGGTGGTCAGGTGGCATCTTTGACGGAAGCTGTAATGGGGATGGCAGCGGCAATGGTGCAAATTGCCGGGGCGATAACCGACTTGGCGGATGCAGTGCGTGAAGTGGAGTGATGCCTAACGCTCAAATTGAGGGGCAGGCCGCTTCTGGCCTGTCGCTCTCGAATGCAGGGTTAGGCTGATGGATACGGATTGATGATTATGGAGTGCCTTTTGTGCGGAAAAAATTACATAAATCTCGGTGTGCGTAGGGATATTGGGATGGGGTCAAATGCAGTAATGAAGATCGTAAAAATGGGGAAGGCCACATATAGCAAAGATGTTGCGCGAATTGTCGGTACTGAGCGCAGGGAATTGGCTAAGAAAAAAAATGGAACTCACCATACAAAATTTGGAAGCAGAAAATGAACACTGGGCGCAACTTCATCGGGATAGAAAAGGACGCGGGTTATTTCGAGATTGCTCGGAATAGGATTGAGGGGCACAAGGCGCAAAGAAATTTATTTATGCCAATAGCGGCACAGGAAAAACAGGAGACATTTTTATGAACATCCGCCCCTACCAACAAACCGCCCTCGACAAACTCCATTCGTGGTGGATGGAGAATGACGGGCATCCGATTTTAACGCTACCAACCGGCAGTGGGAAGAGCATCATTATTGCCGAGTTGGTGCGGTTGTTATTTGACACCTACACCGATGATCACCCGCGCACGGTTGTTTTAGTGCCATCGAAGGAACTCGCTGAACAAAATGCGGAAAAGTTGCGCGGCATTGTTCAGGGCCATTTGACAGTTGGATATTACAGCGCAAGCCTAGGCAAGAAAGTGCCTGACGCTGATATTATAGTGGCCACTATTGGGAGTATTTATAAAGACGCGCACCTGCTAGGCAATATCAAATGCGTGATTGTTGACGAGTGTCATTTGTGTGACAACAACGGCGCAGGCCGCTATCGTGCATTTTTGCGCGACCTGGCTATCTATTGCAAATTCCGCTGTGTTGGGCTGACCGCCACGTCGTTTCGTGGCGATGGTGTATGGTTGACGGACGGCGAAGACCCGTTTTTTAGCGGTGTGGCTCATACCGTCACGATGCAAGATTTAATAAATCAGAAATATCTTTCTCCACTTGTCAGACCGATTGACACTCTCACCACCAAAGTGAATATGGACGGCGTGAAGACCACGGGGGGAGATTACAACATAGGGCAGACCGCCGAGCGAGTGGAGGAATTCATACCAGCCGCAGCAGCCGAGGCCGCGACCGTATGCGCAGACCGTAAAAAATGGATAGCATTC